CTATAGGTTATTGATGGCTTTTTCGTAATATAAAACAGCCTCTTTTTCTTTGTCTTTGGATAGGTGACTGTATTTGTCCATGGTCATGGCTAGAGTTGCATGACCCAAGCGATATTGTAATTCTTTATAACTGATACCCGCGTTCAGCAGTAAACTAGCGTGAGTATGACGGAAGGCATGAAAGGTAAAGCGAGGGCAACCACATTCTTTCAATCGCCTAGTCAGAGCACCCTGCCTTATTGTCATGTCTTGGTATTCCCTTGTAGGTGTTGCAAATACCACAAGCGGAGCACTCTCTCCGATTTCAAGATATAACAATCTTTGCCTATTCTTGTATAGCCGTAGCATATTGCAAGTCTTTTTATCAATGCTGATTACTCTGATACCTGCTTTACTCTTTGGAGTGCCTACCAGGTCAACGAATTTACTGTAATTCTTGTTTATGCTGACTGTACCATTTTCCAGATCAATGTCAGACCATTCTAAAGCTACCGCTTCACCGAAACGACAACCAGTGGCCAGTAATAAGCTATACAAAACAAAGTCAAAATAATAAACATAGCCATCAACGGATCTTTTTTCCATATGGCACATGAACTTCTTTATGTGTTCGGGTGCTATAAATTTAATAGCCTTGTCTTCACGCTTTCGAGCCTTTGGCATGATGACTTCTCTAGCTGGATTGAAAGGCAAGAGCTGGAGCGATACACCATACTGCAAAATCCTACGATTTAAAGAATGGACGTTGCCAAAATGAACAAAAGTTGCTGAGAGTTTATTGAGATGTCTTTGTATTTGGGGCAGAGTTATCTTATCAAGCTTCATAGATCCAAATTCTGATATCAGATGATTATGGACAATTCTTTTTGTCAGTAGAAAACTTTGGGGCTTTACTGTTAATCTATAATTGTCTAACCATAACTCAGCCAATTCTTGATAGGTTTTTACCTCTACTTTCTTTTTGACGGTTGACCCATTTTTGACAAACTCAATAGGTGCATATTTTGCTTTCTGCTTCACCTCTTTCTTTGTCCTACCCGTCACGCTGGTTTTTACCTTTTTGCCAGTAATGACATCTACCCCCAGATAGACATTGGCACGGTAAACAATGCTACCGTCTTTTTTTTATTGCTTCAGTAATTTTCATGATCATAAACCTTTCTATCATCAGCAGGCAAGCGATTAAAAGGGATTTAGGTTTATATCATGCAACAAGATTGTTAATAGTCTAGGTAAATTACTTTTCCAAGGTCTGTAAAACAAAAATAGAGCCAACTAGTAATCTAGCTGACCCTGTCTTTTAAAGAATTCCCTTAATTATGCACGCATAATTCATAGGGCACCGAACTCAATCGGTCTTACACTTTAAAATATAATATCAGCATTTCTATAAAATGTCAAAAATATATAAGTGAATGCTAGGGGTGCTTATTTTTTATACTGGTACTTGTTACTTAAAACTACTTAAAACTACTCAAAACTACTTGAAACTACTCAAAACTATGATTGAAGCTGTAATATTGGGTAGGGTCTTTAGGGCTTGCACCATGCCAGGTAAGTAATCCTTCATTAGTTAATTTTTTCAACAATGATGTAGCATATGGTCTACTTTTCCCAATAAAACTAGCTACTTCTACTGAAGTAATTTTGCCAGAGTTATGTGCTAAATGTAAGATATGTTTCTCATGTTCTGTCAAGTCAGCAAATTTTTCTGAAGATATTTGATTTCTTATTTTGTCAGTGATTCGAACCTGTCTATTAAGGATATTATTTTCTAGTAAAAGTAAAACGCTAGATTTATTAGGTTCTGAATACTGTGGTTTATTTAGGAAGAATGAAGCCATTTCTGTATAGATACGCTTAACGCCCTCGTTCATTTCTTTCACCCAACCAAACTCTGCAAGTATCCTAGCTATTTTAGGATTTCTAGAAAATCGTTCATTAAGTATGTTTTCAATTGTCACAATATTTGGAAGCACGCCTGGACTTTTAATTTCTAAGTGGTCGTCGAAAATTGTTACAGTGATATGCTGACCACGTATAGAATAGTTTCTATGAGTAAGGGCATTAACAATTCCCTCAAACCAAGCAAATTCAGGATATTCTGGCATTGTTTCAAAAGTACCATTATGAGATAAGTATTGGAAATCACGTAACTGGTCTTTAATGTAGTCTCGACTTTCCGTAATTATTTTAGGGATAGCTTGGTCAAATGTTTTTTCTTTTATAAGGTTAAAAGAACGTCCAACCATCGCCTCATTATTATCATATTTCAGGACACGTAAGCGAGCTTGTGGGAGAAATGCTGAAGGATTCTCACCAAAAAGAAGAATTGCAGCATTTGTTAATTTACCCCCCTGAAGAAGCCCTCGACTTCTTAGAACTTGCTCGGTAGAAATATTTGGCAATCCGATTTTATCTTTATAACTTTGGATTAAGTCAAGGTCTATATCATCAATCGTTGCCCCTTCTGCTATCTCATCTTCAAAGTATCGTTGGCCTTTATCATACGTGAGTTGAAGGCGTTGCTCATGACTTAAAGGAACAGATTTATCTGCTTGTCTGAGGAAAACCTCATCATTGGTAGATACAATAACACGGTCAACTGAAGGATTTACTGAAATCAGTAAAACATAATCTTCCTCACCTTTAGAGTTTATAACCTGAATAACTCTATCTGAAAATGATATAGGAGTTTGTCTGAGTTGATATGGGACGCTTTGAAACTCTTCTATAGGTTTGGCTCCTGAACGAGAGAAACCTGTAACCTCTCCATCGTCTTCTATACCGACAACAAGGTGACCGCCTTCAGCATTAGCAAATGCAATGAGATGCCTTAAAATATCTTTGGGTTGAATACGAGCACTTTTACGGTCAAAGTATTGTCCTTCAGACGCAGATTTTAAATAATTAATATCTAATATTTTTTCCATACTTTCCCTTTCTATTGTTTATTTCAAGAAAACTCATTTTAACAAAAGACCACTTTTGTCAATAATTCCTCCTGTTTCTTTTTTAATTATTGACAAAATAGCGTTTTTGACAATAATTGTTCCTAATCATAATCCTGTTTCTTATCAAAACGGCTGAAATGCTCACAATGTTTCTTGTCTGATAGTCCTATTGCATCACTACCTATACTTGTCTAGACAACTTTCAAAGTGATATTCTCAAGACAAACTACTTTGTAGCTATGTAGAATTTTGTAGCATCCTCATCATTTCCATTAGTATTAAAGATTAAGTATTTCTATCCGATAGCTTTTGAATTAAGTCAAAAGCTATTTTTTTGTCTATATCTTCTAAAGTTAGGTAATTTATCAGTAGCCTTGCTTCATTGGTTTGATTTTCCTTATCAAACTCTATTAAACCAGCCAGAAGATTTATATAAGACTGTTGTTGAATATTTCTAAGTAGTTTTTCTAACAAAGATGGATCATCTATATATTTTTCCAGTATATTATAAGATTTTTGCTGGAGTTTCAAAGCTTCTATATTGTCAGAATCAGACATGATTTCATAGTATTTTTTCATTATGTCCAAATTATCCAATACTGAGCCAATAGTCTTAAAAGTGCTAGCTTCATCACTAGACCCTAATAAATAATCAACATTTACATTAAAGTAATTGGCGAGAGTTTGAGCCTGTTCATGCTTTATAGCAGGTTTTTCTTCTTTTTCCCAGCGTGAAATAGTCATAGAAGTGACCCCTAATAAATCTGCTATTTCTTTTTGAGTGCGATTTTTTTCTATTCTTAAATCTCTAATTCTGTTCATTCAGTTCATTACCTCCCCTAGATTATAACACAAAACAACAAAAATGTTATTAAAGTGTTGCAATTAACGAAAATGTTTGTTATTATTTATTTATTAACAAAAATGTTAATAAATAAGAGGAAGGGGGAAAGAAAAATGCTTATTACCTCAAACCAAGCAAAGGCAATCCGTAGAAAACAGGCTGATTTAATGCTGACTAACCAGATTGCTTCAAAGCAAATTGGTATCAATCCGATTACTTATCGTAAAGTTATCAATGGTGGTGAAGTAAAAAAGAGTATCTACCAGAAAGTTATGGAATGGCTAGTAGAAGACTACTAATCTAGATGTTACTTAATTTGACAATCTCTAAATAAGTCATTATTTTTAGCCCAAAACTTTTACTTGCTACCTAAGGCAGTATCAAGAGGTTTGTTGCTTTTTCTCCTTATTTGTTCAAACCCTCCTTGGTACTGCTCTAGGTGGCAAGTACAGAAAGATACACAGAAAGGAAAACTATGGAATTAGTTTATATGGACGGACGGAAAGAGCCGTATACACTTAGTAGTATTGTGGCAGAGTGTGCAGAGGTGCAACATCACACTATTACACGCTTAATCAGAGAACACAAGATGGATTTTGAAAATTTAGGAAAGGTTGGATTTCAAATCCAAGCTATGACTAGTGGCCAACATTCAAAGAACTACATTTTGAATGAGCAACAAGCTACTTTATTGATAACCTATCTCAGAAACACCCAACCAGTCAGAGAGTTCAAAAAGAACTTGGTCAAAGCATTCTTCGAGATGCGGGATGAGCTAGCCAACTTCAAGATCCAACGAGCCTTAGAAAAGCCAAGGCGAAAAAACTTACTTGAAGCAATCAAAAACTGGGAGAATGCACCCAAACAAGCCTATGCCTCTGTAAACAATCTGTTGCTAAAGGCAGTAACTGGAATGAACGCCAAGCAGTTGAAAAACAAGCGTGGCGGACACAACGGCATAGATAGCTTGACAAGTGATGAACTGACAAACTACCAGGCTTTTGAAGATGTAGCGATAGCTCTGATTAACGTGAATATGCAATACGCTGACATTCGAGAGTTAATCATGAAAAAGCAAAAACTATCTGCATGATAGGAGGGGAATGAAATGGCATACCTGCCAGAAGAACGAGAAACAGTCATCAACTACGATGAGTTAGAAGATACCTGGACATTTGAAACCAGTGTCCGCAGGCATATTACCAAGATTGAAAAGCGTATCGAACTATACGACATTCTTTCAGAGGAAATCGATGAACGTGGAAATCGTATTTACATCAGAGTTAAGATGATTGACGGAAATATCAATCCATTTGCAAAACCAAAATTGAGATTGACCGAAGAACAACGAAAGGAAAGAAGCGAGCGAATTAAAGCACGTTTTAAGGTCACAGAGTAAATAAACTTATTACTTCTGACAACTTGAAATATCTTTCTAGGGTAAATATACCACCCCACTACTTCACTTCTTCAAAATGAAGATAATATGCGTTAAAAATGAAAGGAGGCAAATCATAGGCGGACTAATCTATTTAACACTAAAAAAGACCGCTAAAAAACTAGCGGACCTAATAGAAACATTATTTGAGTAAAAGAAAAGCCCAAAGTTTGACGACAGGCAGGCTTTTCCAAAACATTACTAAACAAACATTTAATCAGCAGGCAAGCGATTAAAAGGGATTTAGTAAACAAATCTGAAATGATTATACCACAGAAACGTGGAATGTGCTAGCAAGCAGAGGGCAACTCTTAAAAATGCAGAGAAAACAAAAGAACGAGGATAAAAAATGAAAGATAGAGCTAATGATATTTTAGTCGATTACGAAGGACTTTGTGGACAACTTACTGATGTACTGGAAGTGTTGGATTTTGCAACTGCAGGGCATAGCTATGCTATTACATCTTCTATTGTCAATACTTCCATTCACACATTACAAAAGATTATCGCAGATCATAAAGAATTAGCTAATGAATACAGGGAAGGATTTTAAACATGACTGAGGAATTAACACTGACTTTTGAACAAACGTTGATTTTACTTGCCATACTAACCCCAATAAACCTCTTTCTTTGGTTTCACGTTGGTTTGGGTACTTTCCGAGCCCCTGACAAGCCGAAAAAAGAGCCAGAGGGTAAATATACCAGACGGCTAACAAATGCGAACTACGGGGCTTATATTCAATCACAAGGCAGATACTATAACTAGGAGGCTATCCATGGAAGACAAACTTGCCCAATTTATCAAACAAAATCCCGAACTTTACTCACTAATCATGAACTATCTTGAAGGGAATATCCCAAAGGAAGAAGTCGATAGATTTTTAGCTATGGACGAGGAAGACCGTAAGGAGTGGGTTATGAAACAAATGGAGATGTACTCATAACATACACGAAAGGAGAAAAACGATGACTGAGACAACATTACCAAATAACTTATACAAGGTATTCAAGCTAATTCCTTTAGGTATGGCTTTACCGATTTCTGCTACAGATTTAGCCATGCACACGCATTCAGATGTTCGGACAGTACGGGAAAACATCCGTAAACTGATAATTGACTATGGCATTCCTATTTGTGGCAACCGTGACACTCATGGGGGCTACTATATCCCGAAAAATGATACCGAACGACTTGCTGGGGTGCTACCACTACAACGGCAACAAAACGAAGAATATAAACGCATCAACGCTCTGTTGAATGCAGACCTGAACGATTGGAGGAAATATAGAGATGTTTAGTTTGAGTAAAGAGAGCGAGCAAAATCTAACTCATGGTTTGCTAGATATTGTTGATAAGTACCTGGAAGGACGTGAGAAAGTCAAACCAAGGATACTTGGACTAATTACCGCCGAACAGTTGAAGGATGAGCTAGATATAGAATACAAGACTTTACAACGATGGGAGAAGAACGGTCTAAGAAGGTACCAACCACCGCTAGAAGATACTAGAAAAATCTTTTATCGTGTAAGCGACATTCTGATATTTTTGGGGGTTGAGAATGGCAGATAATAAAAAGTATTACTACTTAAAGCTGAAAGACAATTTCTTTGAAAGTGATGAGGCAATCATCCTGGAAAGTATGCCAGACGGTTATATTTATAGCAATATCCTTTTGAAATTGTATCTACGCAGTCTAAAAAACAACGGGCTGCTGATGTTTAATGACTTAATCCCCTACAACGCTCAAATGCTTGCCACAATCACACGGCATCATGTAGGGGTTATCGAGAAAGCAATACAGATTTTCCAGCAACTACGTTTGATTGAGATTTTGGATAACGGTGCAATTTATATGACCAATATCCAAAATTTTGTAGGAAAATCAAGCACAGATGCTGATAGAAAACGAGCAGAATATAACAAAATAAAGCGAGTTGGAGAAATCTCCACCATAGAAACGGACAAAACTCCACCAGAGATAGAGATAGAGAAAGATATAAATAAAGATATAAAGTTAAATATAAATAAAGATATATATTCCGAATTGGACAATTCGGCAGAACAAAGTTCTGAATATATTTTTCCAAATTGGCTGAATCAATCATCTATCGAAGAATTAAGAAAGACCAATCCTAAAAACTACCCTCTCTACATCCCTATTCAGTATCTCAACCAAGAAACAGGACACACTTATAAATTTATAGCTACTCACACCAAATTCATTCAAGCTAGATACAAAGATGGCTACACCCTTGAGGACTTCAAGAAAGTTATAGATACCAAGGTAGCCCAGTGGAAGAATAATACCGAAATGGCAAAATATTTACGACCTAAGACCCTATTTTCTCCTAGCAACTTTGACAGCTACTTGAACGAAGTTCCAAAACAGAGCCAACCAGGTAACAATGACAATCACCCACCACTACCATTCTAGGAGGTAACCCAATGGATCTATTAGACCGAAGAAAAATACTTGAAGAATGTTGCTCCAAACACGGAACTCAGCTCTGGCAAATCCAATTTCCAGACAGAGAAACCAAGGAACTGAAAACAAGCATATTCTGCCCAAGCTGTACGCAGGAGGATATTGCTTTGCATGAAGAAGAAATCCTTCTAGAGGCACGTAACCAACAAGCCTATGTGGCAACCTATGATGTTCTAATGCGTGATAGCCTTGTACCTACTGAGCTGAAAGAAGCTAGTTTTGAAAACTTCATGGCTGATACTGCTGAAGAAAAGCAGATGTTAGAATTTGCTAAAAATCAAGTTGAGAAGTACAAACAAGGTATGACGGGCAACACGCTTATAACGGGTCAGACAGGTATTGGAAAAAGTCATTTATCTTTTGCTATGGCTAAGGCCTTGAATGAGCATTTCAAGGAGATTGGCAAGCCTAAGAGCGTGTTATTCGTTAGCTTGACTGAAATCATTAAGCAGATTAAAAACGGCTGGAACTACGGCAAAGGGGCAAAGCTGACAGAATTTGATGCCGTCAAGCAACTGACAAAGGTTGATTTTCTCATCTTGGACGATTTAGGGGCAAAGAATGCGACTATTGCTCCTAAAAGCGACTGGGAGCAGGATTTCTTATTCGATATTCTCAACAACCGAGAAACTACGATCATTAACACCAATCTGAACAGCCAAGAAATAAAGACCGTTTACAACACACGAAATGCAAGCCGAATTTTCAAAGGACTAGAAGGGAACTCATTCAAGGCCTTTAGCATTTCAGACAAACGCTACTCAATCAACAAACTAAAACAAGGAGAACAAGCACCATGACCGAACAAGAATATTTTGCCCAGGCAGAAAAAGAGCTGGAGGAATTAAACCAGCAACGAGCCGAATTCATGACTATGGATTTTGAAGAACTCAATGAAGCCGATTATATAAACTTTTTGACCATTGGAAGCCGAATTTTTGCCGAAGACACTACTTTGAATGTGTACGAACTTTACAAACATCCAGACACTAGATCTAAATGCTTTGCAACCATAGCCAAAGTTGCTTATCACGTTAGTAACATGTTTCAGACAACAGACCGTATGGAAGCAATGATTGACAGCCTGGAACAACATTTTCAAAATACAGTCACGAAGCTGGTACAGCAAACAGACAGCGACAAATTAGCAGAGCTCCTACTTGAAATCAAGAAGGACAATCCGAATATAACGGTAGAGCAGGAAAGCCAATTTATACGAGATGTGGCAGTTAGTGGATTGTTGGCAAAGGAAAATTAGAGTATGAAACCCAAAAATCATGCTGAGGCGACTAGAAATTACTTAGAATACGAGCTAGAAGAAAAATACTTAAACATCAACAGACTCATTCAAAAGAGAAAAACAGATCTACTGCAGGGATACGAAGCCAAGCAGATGAATATGAAACAGTTTGATACATCGAAAATAAAAAGCGGATCTCATTTCAACTACGCAGAAAACATGGCACTTGAGTTTTCTAGCGATATCGTTATTCAAAAGTTAGAAGAGTTTCAAAAATGTATCGATGAGTTATTAAAAAAACTAGAGCCAGATGACCGTGAAATATTTGAATTACGGTGGGGGCACCCAAAAAGAGACTGGGAAGAGATTTATCACACTATGCAACTTGGAAAGACTGGATATCTATACAAGAAAAAGTCTTCTATCCTAAAACGTAGAGAGATAATTCTGAATAGCTTTGCTCGTCTTCTGGTGTATCTTTAGTCCTTGATTTATTTCAACTATCCATAACGAGATATTTTCTAGTTGATTTTTAATAACTATCTTAAAACCTTGATATAACTCATTTTGGGAGGTGATGCATAACTGGATACAATGTAAGATATGACTAATTCAAAAGGAAGGAGGTAACAATATGAACAGGCAAAACGAATCTGAATACTTGGTTAGCGATCGATTTTTTATGAGCCGTGAAAACAGAATGAGACTCATCGCTAAATGTAAAAAAGTTCCTGACTCTCTCAAGCAAAGAAAAAAGGAAATATTGGAAAAATATGGCCTACACAATGATAAACAAAACACTAGAAAAGATGATTCAAAAAGTTCAGCAGGACTTGAAAGATAAAAAGACTGCTCCGAACTTTAGAAAGAAATACAAGCAACATTCAAATATAAAACAATGAAGGAGAAACTAAAATGACATTAACACTTACACGACAAAAGGAAAATCTTGAAAATTATATCCGTAGCAAAGGATATTCTACAACAGGTATGAACTTACTTGGAAATCAGGTTATTCTTGAGAAACCTATTATTGATAGTTATGAGGAAGTCAACAGACCTAAAGAGTTAGTTGATTTAGTCAATACTATTGAAACACTAACAGATGGTGGCGAGTATGAAGTAAACAACTTTTCTTCCGAAGTGTTAGAGGAAGTTAATCTAGAACGTTCAGAATTACCGAATATAGATAAAAAAACCATTAAAGTTAATTATTCTGTAAGAAGTTTTAGTGGTTATCTCACTTTCTCTCAAGAACAAATAGACGACGGCCAATATAATCTTAGCGATTATCTAGGTAGAAAAATTGTTAAACTTGAGCGTAAAACACGAAACAAAGAAATAGGAAAAATTCTTCAAACTGCAGAGAAAAAGACAGCTACAGATATCGACGAACTGAAGTCAATAATCTCTCTAATCAGTCCCGAACGTAAAGTTTCAATAGTCATGACCCAGTCATTATTTGATATCTTAAGTAAAATCAAAGATACCACAGGAAATTATCTATTAAAAACTGATAAGGCAGCAGGCACAACTGAGACTTTCTATGTTGATAATTTTTTAATTGTAGATGATACAACTCTTGGAAGTAACGGCGATAAGCACGCATTTGTTGGAGATCTAGAGAATTTTGTAACACTCTTTGACCGTAAAAAACCTACATTAAGCTGGAGTTCGTCTGGGACAATTTTCGGAACAAGACTTGTTCTACACACACGATTTGATGCGAAAAAAATAGAGGCAGACTGTGGTTACTTAGTTGCTTGGAATTAGAAACGGGGGACACTATGAAAGTTGATTTATCAAAATATCCGCTTGAGGAACTTAAACCAAAATTTGAAGACATTGAGCGAAAAAGAGCTACATTTAAGAAATTTGAAAAGTCTATTCTAGAGAAAAAGGCCCGTTTACAAGGAGCCAAAAAAGTTACTTTGGATAACCTAGAAGATGCACTAAATAACAATACTGTAGCATCCTCTGAAGAAATTGAGATTTTAGACGAACAATTATCGCAGGTTTCAAAAGAATTCCACAATGAAGTTTATGATCTGCAAGCCCTAGTTCCTTGGTACATTCATTTTGAAACACGTAGGCAAATTAGAAGTAATGGTATTGAGAAAAAATATCGCAAATTGATCCAAAATATTGTTTCAAACTTTGAAGAACTCAAAAACATTCAAGAACAAGTCCAGGAAACAAATGACAAGATTGCAAAAGAACTCTCTCAATCATATGATTTATCAGGATGTCGAACAGAAACTGAACTTTATAGAATAACTCCATTTTTTAGAACTCATCATGGAACAATTAACTTACCAATGGAACTACAAGAAGCAAAAGATTTTCTAAAGGATAAATAAGATTTAGGTAGTGTTATTAGGGCGCTTAATGACACTATCTTTTCTAGTTTTATTAGTTTCACATAATGAGTAATGTATAAACTAAAAAACGATAGGGAAGGTAAACCTAGATATAGCAAGGAGTTTCATAAAAGGCTGAGTTTAACAGAATGTAAGATATGAGAAACTCGGCTTACTATTTCTCCTATTATTTAGCTTGTCATATTGAAACAACGTCAAACTAAAAATGACTATACCTTATAAAGCTAGTAATAACAGGGGATTCAGATTTTTTGTTACTTTGACAGAATTTACAGTATGACAAACTCAAAGCCACAAAAATTAAGTTTAGGAGGTGATACAGATCCATGAGAAAACTTAGTAAGAGGGAATTGGAGTTTATTGACATAGATTTAGAAAGATATAGAACTATCAATAACAAAATCAATTCAAGGAGACAGGAACTGATACACAACAAGAAATATGATTACAGAGACTCTATAATGGGACGAGGGAATAAACCCAGTAATCCTACCGAGAATACGATAATCAGAATTGAAGAAGATTTGACATTAAGAAATCTGGAGGCCTTCAAACTTCTTGTAGAAACCTTGATGACTAGATTGATTGATGTCGACTTAACAATATTCAAAATGAGGTTTCTTAAAGAAAATGCAACATGGGATGATGTAGCTGAAGAGTTAAATAAGTCCAATATCTATATCAATCGCCGAAGACAAATCATTGCTCAAGAGTTTGAAAAATTAAAAGGCTTTTGACTATCCCCCCTCTCTTTGAACCATCCTCATGTACTTAGGGTACCGGTGAAGGGAACTTTTTCCAAGTCGGAGGTAGTCAGAGAAAAAGGGGGTAAAAACTTACTACTTTTCCAAAATAGACCGATTTTATATCTTTTTAAAATATAATCATAAATCAAATCTATTTTTTGCAT